ATTAATTAAATCATGAAGTTACGCTTCAAATCAGGCGATTTTCTTCACTACATTTTTGATAATCTTCGCTCTGTTGGGCATAAGAATTTTCATCCTCTGCAGCAGAACCTTCAATTCTTTTGAAGGGTAGAGACCACTCTTAGCCTTATGATTTTGTCTTTTGCAGGGAGCAGAACATTAAGGGATTTCACTTCCCGCATCTCCTCAATGAATTTTCTCGGTTCTTTGAGTCTTCCCTTCTCCGCCTGTTCTTTAAGTTTGTTAAGCCCCGCCTCAAGACGCTCAACAAACCGGTTTAGGATTGCCGTCTCTTTTTCCTGTCTGCAGATGGGTTAAAAAAAACCTCCTCCCTGCCCCTGATAGCTCAGAGGCAGGGGGAAGGCTCAGGACTCCGGGTAGATATCGACTGTGTAAGGCCGTCAGGACTCCGGGTAGATTTCGACTGTGCAAGGCTGTGTGGCCATCGCCTTACACCCTAACGTTTCGCGGATAGCCTCCTCTGCACAGACGGCATTACCTGCTACAATAACTCGTACAGTGCGCCGGGTGCGTTTTACCTTGTGCTGCCAGTACTCTGGATGGTCAAATGAGAGGATCTCACCATCTTTGATTGATGGCCAATACGATGTTACTCCCTCACCGTCGACGCCCAACACCTTGTAATATGTGGCGTCATGGCCACCCTCGATCCCTATGATCTTGCTGATGTCGGCATTTCTGAGCATGTGTTCCCTCCTTTTTGTTTGATTGTTATGGTTTATTTTAGCAGATTTATATATTTTTGTCAAGCCACAAAATACAGGGGTATAAGCATAAGCGAGACACAAGATATTGGGGTATGATTAAAAATCGGGGGCATCCCGTCGAGCTGCGTAAGCAGCGACGGACTCAATCACTCAACGCTTTGACAAACTCCTCAATAGCTATCCTTATAAACTGTGATACAGTCATATCATGAGATTTAGCCACCGCCTTAATCCGTGCCAGCATATCAGATGATAGCGGCAATAATATACGTGTATCATATCGCACCGGTTTTTTTTTGCGACCTAAACTGTCAAGCTGTGTGATATCCATGCAGGCATGATAGCACGTATATATAATAATGTCAAGCGCTGGGACGATACGTGGCCGCGCCAGTCCGAGCCACGCCGCGCAGAAAATCGGGGGACACACGGCAAGCTGCGTTAGCAGCGCCGTGCCCATACTTGATAATCCATCATGTATATGTATATAATCTCTACAATGCCTGTAACAAAATATACAACAAAAAAACAGCATAAAGCAAAAGGCACACCCATCACCCCACAAGAAAAAAAAATTATCAAAGCCTTACACGCATCAGGAGCGGTTAGTATGCGAAAAATCTCGGAAATGATGTCCCGATCCCTCCGTACCGTGTTCGACATCTGCCACGATCCACGCATTACAGACGACGAGGCGTATAGACATCTCATAGCCCAACTTGCGGACGAGAAAGAGCGCATCCGCATCAACCGGCTGTTAGGCCATAAGGCCGACCTGGTGCTCAACAAGTACCTTGATGCGTGTTTAGAGGGTGAGATAAGCCCCGATAAAATAAGCGTAATAGCGACCACAGCGGTCAAAGACAAGTCGTTTCAGCAGGAGCGGTTATTGGCTGACAAGCCGACTGAGATCGTTTCGAGCCAGGGGCGGATTGCGACTGATGACCGCATGGTAGTTGCCATCGAGCAGGTCATAATTGAGCAGAGCAGGGAGCGGGAGCGCAGGGCTCTGGATGTATCTATTGACAACGTCTGTGAGGACGGGGCTTCATCTACACGTGCGGAGACCTAAGCATGCTTTTTCTGCGCACCCCGGGGCCGGGAAACGGACGGACGACTGCGGGTAGTGTCATAATGACATGGTCTAAACGGGGTATGTTATACTTTGGAGACAGGTGGAGATAGACAGAATGGGTATAGTTTAAAAATGGGGAGATATGTGGAAGGCGTTATGCACTGTAAAGGGAATTTACACTTACTTAAAAAACGAGGGGTTACGGCTTATTTATATATAACTACGGCACGAATTTTACGGGGGTTGTATAAAAAGTGAGTGGTGAGGAGTGTAAAGGAAGTTTACAGAAGTCCTCTGACGCAAAAAAGCTGAGTGCTGCGGAGATAAGGGCGGTAGAGGCTGGTTCTGCGTTAGCGTGGGCATACAATAACGAGCTGAAGTTAAGCGGTGGCGAGTTCACGTTAGAGGGTCATTTATATCAGGCTCAGTGGATAGGTTCTGGGGCGAGGGTGGTAACGGCGAGGAAGGCAGCGCAGATGGGATTTACGGAGGGGGCGATAATAAGGGTTTTGCATGGGCTGATATACGGGAAGTATCCGCAGGGTGTGTTATATTTGCTACCTACGAGGACGGACGTGACGGAATTTTCGAAGGGGCGGTTTTCGACGTTAATAGGCAAAAACGCATGTATAGGGCGATATGTCAAGGACACTGACTCGGCAAATGTCAAGAAGGTAGGCCGGGGGATGCTGTATTTAAGGGGGGCAAGGGTGGCGCAGAAGTTGGAGGGGACTAAGGCCACGAGTTCGCAGTTAAAGAACATACCTGTGGACATGGTAGTGTTTGACGAAAAAGACGAGATGTCCCCTGCGATGGTAAGGCTTGCTATGGAGAGGATGTCACACAGTTTGGTCAGGCAGGAGATTAATTTAAGCACGCCTACGATACCGAGCTATGGGGTGGACAGGGACTATGAGATGCGCAGCGACATGAGCGTCTGGATGATTAAATGCGAGCGGTGCGGTGGCGAGACGTGTCTGGAGCTTGAGTTTCCGGACTGTCTTATAGATACGTCTGAAGGGGTCAGAAGGGTGTGCCGCAAGTGTAAGCGTGAGATATATCCTTTTAACGGCCGATGGGTGGCGAGGAAGCCGGAGCTTTCGAAGGAGCATGTGGGGCTGTGGGTGTCGCAGCTTAATTCTGTATATATAGACCCTGCCGAGATATTGCGGGAGTATCTTGAGGGGAACGATCTGGCCGAGTTTTATAACTCCAAGATGGGCATGGCCTATATAGCGGCTGAGAATCGTCTGACTCAGAGGGACGTCTACGCCTGCTGTGGCTACGACCTGCCTGCTGAATCTAACGTCCGGTATTACTGCGCTATGGGCGTGGATGTGGGCAAGCAGCTGCATTACGTTATAGGTTATCCCGATGGTGAGGAAAAAAGCCGCATATTGAGGATGGGCCGGGTGAGCAGCTTTGAGGACCTGCACGACATAGCCCGTAGGTTTCAGGTTAAGGTGGCGGTTATAGACGCTCTGCCTGAGACGAGAAAAGTGCGGGAGTTTCAGGCGGCGGAGGAGTACAAGGTATATATGTGCTATTATCAGGACTCGCTCAAAAAGCAGATAAGGATTAACGAGCAGGAAGATATGATGACCGTAAACAGAACCGAGATATGCGACGAGACGCACGATATGATAGTCAAGGGGCAGGTGGAGATACCGAGGCGGTGTCCGGAGGTGGAGGTGTACGCCGAGGAGATGTGCAATATAGCTAAGGTGCTTGAAGAGAACGAGTTTACCGGCTCAAGAGCATATAAGTACAAGTCGCTTGGGGCTGACCATTACCGTCATGCGACTAACTATTTTAAGCTGGCGTGCAAAGACGGCATGGTTTTGTATCAGCCGGAGGTGGTGGACGTATCTTCAGATTACGATATAGCCGTAAACGACTGGAGTCCGATATGATGATTTTATGCAGCTAACCGCTGCTTTTTTTTAAAAGCCGCACACATGAGTAAATTTGATTACAGAACATTTAAGAAAGAGACTGCCGAGATATGGAAGTGGCGGCAGGAAATCAGAACTAAAGCCGCGACAGAGGCTTACAGGGAGGGCTATGACAGAATATTCAGAAAAAACCGCGATTCGCGGCGGGAAGACATATTCAGAAAAAACCACGGGAAAAGAGTTGACAAATAAGTTTACACATGATAATAATAAGTGTAAGGAGTGTAAACAGAAAATCATAGACGGGTTAAGACAGATAGCCGGAGGCAAGAGAAAGATAGAATCTTTGCTTAAATCGCTGTCTGCTTAAGCCTGAGCTGTAAAAGGGTTAAAAGCCGGTTTTGGAAATATTCCATTATCGGCTTTTTTTGTATGTAATGGAATTCAAGGTAGAGAAATTAACCCCGGAATTGCAGCAGGAGCTTCAGCCTCTGCTTTATGACCATTGGCAGGAAATTGCCCGTCACAAGGATGCGATAAAGCTTGAACCCATATGGGAGCTTTATTATGAGCTACAGGACAGAAATTGTCTTGTTGTGGTCACCTTCCGTGACGAAGACAAGCTGGTGGGCTATATAGTTACTTTTGTGTCAAGGCATCCGCATTACAGGTCTTTAGTGATCGGGCAAAACGATATCATTTATATAGACCCTGCTTATCGTAAGGGCACCCACGCTTACAGGCTTATTAAGTTCTCTAACGAGGTGCTGAAGGAAGCGGGTGTTATGAAAATAACCATGCATTTAAAAATCAAGCATGACTTTGGCAGCCTGCTTCAACGCATAGGATTTAAACCCATAGAGTGTATTTATGAGCTTGACTATATAGGAGGTGAATAAATGGCAATAACCACAATAGCTGTCGCCTCTGCGGTAGCCGCGGGTGCAGCAGCTTATTCAGCTTCAGAGTCCCGTAAGCAGCGTAAGTTAGCCGAGAAGGCCAGGAAGCAGCAGCAGGAGCAGTTTGCTGCTGAGCAGCAGCGGATGGATCAGGCTGAAGCAGAGCGCAAGGCCGAGGAGCAGAAGGCCGCGGAACTTGTAAGAAAGCGCAGACAAAGTGTCATAGCCTCACGGTTAAGGCGCAGAGGCCGTGAATCAACTATATTGGGTGGAGCTACTACTTTAGGATGATTATTCGATGAGTAAACTGGTAGATGAAATATTATACTACGACGCTCAGATGAAAGCGGAAAAGCAGTTCTATGAATCCGTTTTTCAGGATATTATAGATTACGTCGTAACTCATCACCCGAACATAACAGGTGCGACCACCCCCGGCAAGGAACGCGGAAAGCTGCAGTATGACGGCACACCGCGCAGCGCGCTGAACATAGCCACCAGCGGCATATATGGCCTGATGGTATCGCCTAATATCAGGTGGTTCAGACTAAGGTTGTCGGATGGGGACTTAAATAAACGCTCGGACGTAAGGACATGGCTGCAGGATACGGAAGAACGCATGTACGGGGCGTTCGCAAGGTCCAATTTTTATGCTGAGATGAAGTCTTATATAAGGGACGGGCTGTCGGTAGGTACGGCTAACATGTTTATATACGAGTCAGTAGGCGATGGAGCGGTGTATTTTCGTACTGTACCTATAGGTGAATATAAGATAGCCGAAAACGCCAATAAGGTCGTGGATAGAGTACACCGGGACTTTAAGATGACGCTTAAGCAGATAGTCGAGACTTTCGGCGAAGACAGACTGCCGGAGAGGATGAAATCAGCTTTAAGGGACGGCTCCTCAAGGCGTATGCTTGAGAAGTTCACCATCAAGCACGCTGTGTTTCCGAGAAAGAAATATGATCCCAACAAGCTTGACGCTCTGAATAAGCCCTGGGTTTCTGTGTATCTTGCCATCGGAGACTCCACGATGGGAACCGGCGGGCAGGTGGATGTGCTGTCCAAGGGCGGTTATGACGAATTCCCTTACGCTATATGGCGGTTTGACAAAGAAACGGACGAGATATACGGCAGGTCTCCGGCCTGGCATGTGCTGCCTGAAATCAAGGGCATACACCTGCTTGAGAAGGATTTGATGAAGGCCGCTGAGCTTGCTGTTAATCCGCCCATGAACGTGCATGTGAACATGCGCAAGAACTTCAAACGCATACCCGGCGGGATTAATTACTTCAAAAATCCGGAGGAAAAAGCAGACGCCATGCACACGGGAATTAATTATCCGGTCGGGTTGGAGGAGTCAAACCGCAAACGGCAGATAATCAATGAAGCGTACTTTGTGGACTTCTTTCTTTTAATAGCTTCCCGTGAAGGTACTATGACCGCAACAGAAGTGCTGGAGCTACAGGGTGAGAAAATCTCTATACTTGCTCCGGCTATCACGTCACTGTCTTCAGAGGCTTTAGATAAGATAATCGACAGGATGTTTTCCATAGAGCTTAACGCAGGCAGGCTCAGCCCGCCGCCTGACGTACTAAGAGGACAGTCGATAGATATAGATTACATAGGCCCTTTGGCTCAAGCGCAACGCAGAGCTTTCGAGACACAGGGTATTATGAGGTCTTTTGAGATGGCAAGGCCCATATTTGAGTTCATGCCGCAGACGCTTCAGAACATCAACTGGGATAAGACTGTAAAGGAAATATTAAGGTCCGGCGGCTTCCCGGAGGGAGACTTAAGAACGGACGATGAAGTGGAGAGCATCAGGCAGGCTCAGGCGAAACGTGAGGCGGAGCTTTTGCAGATGCAGCAGTCGGAAGTGCAGGCCAAGAATATTAAAAACCTTGCTATGGCCGACAAGGCAAGCGGGGGTAAGCTCAAAGAGGTTGTAAGTGGAACATAGCATGAACATAGAAAAGATGCTTTTGACAGAATCAAACATAGAGGCGTTCAGAAAGACGTTTTCCACGCCGGAAGGTAAGCAGGTGCTTGACGTGATACTGATTTTGGGCGGTTATTTCAACGACGATATAAAAACTGACATTGAAACCGGAAAGCGCAACCTGTGTACGAAGATTCTAAAATTTATGGGTGTTGTGGAAGACGGGCGTTCCAACGAGTTCGTGGAAGCCTTTACAAACACTATAGCGCATATAAGCGCAAAACAACGAGGAGGTACAGAAGATGTCAGAACAGACGAGTGAGGGATTAACCGATCAAGTCAACGATCAGCAGCAGAATCAACTGGGATGGCGGGCAGCTCTGCCGGATGAACTGAAGCAGAACGAAGTTCTGAGCCAGTACACCAATATAGGCGAAGTGTCAAGGGATTTCCTGAAGCTGAAGGAAGAATCCGCAAGTATGCTCAAGAAACCGGACGAAAACGCTACTGAGGAAGAAAAGACCGCTTTTTACAGGGCTTTAGGCGTTCCGGAAAAACCCGACGAGTACGAAATCAAACGGCCTGACGGTATGCCGGAAGGCTATACCTACGACGAAAAGTTTGAAGCACAGTTCAGAGAGGTGGCTTTAAAGCACAAGCTTTCTAAAGGTGCGGTTGAGGGCGTCTATAGCGACATGATGAAGTATATCTTCAGTGAGCATGAAGCCGCAGCCAAGACCCTGCAGGAAGAGGACAAAAAGCTTGAGACAGAGCTTAAGACCTCATGGGGTGCTGATTACGACTCAAACGTACAGAAGTCTGAAAGGGCTATGGCCAAGTTCGGGGAAGAGGAAGGCGTAAAGCTGCTTGAAGAAGCCGGTCTTAAAAATCACCCGGCTATAAGGAAGTTGTTTCACAGGATATATGAGGCAATAGATGAGGATGTCTTTGCGACAGGTTCAAAGGGCGATACGCCTAAAGTCAAGCGTACGATATCCGGTCTGCCTTATCTGAATTTTAACAACTCTCCTACCATGCCGGGGAATACTTCATGAAAGGAGAAAATAAGCAATGCCAACTAATGACATAAACGCTCAGTTGACACTTCTGGAGATGGCCCGTCGGAAGAACCCCGACGGTACAGCTGCACGCATTGCTGAAGTGCTGAATCAGGCTAACGAAGTTTTCAGCGATATAGTGTGGCTTGAGGCCAACGGCACCACATTTCATCGTGTAGTGCGCAGGACTTCACTGCCTACGGGTACATGGCGGCAGCTTAACAGCGGTGTGCCTACCCAGTCCTCGACCACTGAAACAGTGGATGAGACTATCGGGCTGCTTGAGAACTACTCTGAAGCTGATAAGTGGATAATCGACAACTCCTCAAATCCAGGGGAAGCGAGGATGCAGGAAGCGGCCGCAGTGCTTCAAGGGATGGGACAGACGTTTGTCAAGACCATATTCAACAGGTCAACTACGACCAACTACGGTGACGTAACCGTAAATCCGGAGAGGTTTAACGGTTTGCCTGCCAGGTTGAACGTTGTACAGTCAAACGGTCTTGTGCTGAGTCAGGGCGGCAGTGGTGCCGACACTACAAGCATTTACATCGTGCAGTGGGGGCCTGATACCGTGCATATGGTTTATCCGAAAGGCTCTCAGACCGTTGGTATCGAGCATCAGGACAAAGGGCAGGTGACTGTCTCGGCGGCCACTTCCAGCAGGGCTTCTACTTCGCAGTACGAAGCCTACAGGGACTGGTTCAGGATCAACGCCGGTCTTGTCGTAAGGAATCCCCGTTCCATAGCGAGGCTGGCCAACATCGAGACCTCTGGAGCCAGCAACACCTTCGATGAGGACAACCTGATCAAGCTGATTAACAGGATGTGGAACAGGGGCCGTGGCGCTATCATTTACTGCAACGAGACGATTCTGACTCAGATGCAGATCAGGCTTAAGGACAAAAACAACGTTAACTACACTGCCGGTGGCGGTGACGGTCTTGCGGGTGAGGACATCATCAGGTTTAACGGCCGTCCGGTCAGGCTCGTTGAGCAGATTGGTGGCACTGAAACAGCGATAAGCTGAGAAAGGAGGACATGAGATGATACTTGATAGTCAGCTACTGCTTGGGAAAAACATATCCCACGCAAGCAAAAGCGCGAATTCAGTAGTTTCTTTTACCAATGTCCTTCAGATGGACGGCGTAAAGAAAATGCTGATGAACAACGCATCGGGCCGTTACGACTTCGCTGCTCGCAGCGCAAATGCCGTGAATGACCTTGGCGCGGCAGGCGATCTGATGCTCAACATCAGGGTGACAAGCTCAAAGTCCGGGCTGACAGCTTCATCTGCGGCAGCGCATTTGCAGGTGAGGCTGCATAAGAAAGCTTCGGCTTCTTCCATTAAGTCCGGCTCTGTCGTGTTCACCTATGAAGTCAAGAGCATTAAGAAGGCTGCTTCACAGGCTTCTTGGCAGAAGCTCGGCTCTTACATTGTAAGGGCTAAAATCCCTCGTGACATCTGGGGTGATACGACCAAGAAGTACATAGGTCTTACCACCAAAGTCATAACGGGTAAAATCGCAAAGGGTAAACTCACGGCATGGCTTGGCCTTGCTGACGATACAGCCCTGTAAACAAGCAGGCGGGGGCCTTTGGGCCTCCGCTTATGCTAAGGAGGATGCGTGAGATTTAACGGCAACATAACAGAGCAGTACAGTTTAGAGAACCTTGTCAATGCCGATATCCTTGAAAAAGGTAAGGCCCTGTTTGCCCAGGGTTTCAGCATCAGGCCACGGGATAACAAGATAGCACCGGCTGTTCCCGGAAAGTCTTTTAACGTCCCGTGGGTGTACGTCTGTCCGGACGACTCCAAGGATTGCGGATTCTGGCATCAGGTGATTTTCGACACCTACGGGTTGTTTCCGCTTGGCTGTCTGGACTGCTGGAAAGTAGTGGTAAGACCGAAGACCGTTAAGCAGCTGTTTGCCCTGCACGAGTATCAGGACAGTGAATACAAGTACAGCAGGACGAAAAACGGCACTCCGGCGGGATATTGTAAATGCGGGATAGAGCTTCGAAAGTACGTACACGGCAATTACGGCGGGTACTTCTATAACTCTTCACTCGAAGAGGGGCTTCAGTGCTATGAAAAAGTCAGGGCTGATATTACGAAATATATCGGCGCTGACATAAGTGTGACGCTCAAAAGGGCCTGCACGGAGTATGAGCTTAAATACGGCGATTCCTCAAGATGGGAAGAACTGCTTGAGAAAGGCTCGTATGAAGACAAAGACGGCAACGTCATCACCGTGCCGCCGCTTGATGTGCTGAAGCAGAAGATAGAGGCTATCAAGCTGAATGTCTCCATGACTGCCGAAGACATGCAGGCGGAGGAGGGCTATAATGTGCAGCAGCCCGGATATGTGAAAATACACGTCATGAGGTCATGGCTCGAAAGGGCTTACGATGTGGGGGACCCGACGGCTCTGGAATTCAACGAAGGCGGTAAGCTTTACTACACACCGCCGGTAACATACCATAACAGGACTATAAGTCCGGAAGAATTTGAAAGATACAAAGCTAACATTAAGATGAACGACAACACGACAGCTTGCTTCTAAAGGGGGTGCTTTATGGACGTTTACGATTGTGTCAAAGAGGTGTTTTATGGGAATATGACCTTCAAGCCGGACGCTCCGCTTGACAGCAAGGAGCGCACGATTAAGCTTCCTCCGGGCACGGAGATAGACAATGTGATAGCCACTTACTTTAAAAAACGGGAAGCAGAAAGCGAACCTGAACAGAAGGCTCAGCCTGTGGGGGACAAAATCCCCGACAACGACGAACTGAACGTTTTAGAGAAAAAGCAGGCGATGGTAAAAGAGCAGTTAAAGAGCAAGTTTAAAAAGCACGGCAGGGGGTAGATAAATGGCCTTATCCCTGATTTCAACAGAGACGGACATTTGCAACCAGGCTCTTTCCCGCATAGGTCATGAAAAGATTTCTGACGTTGAAAACCCGACAACTAAGGCGGGCAGACAGTGTCAGTTGAATTATGCGAATATTCGGGACAACATGTTTTCCGAATACACATGGAATTTTACAATCAAGCGGGACAGATTAACCGCTGCCGGACTGCTTGATAACTCGTCAAACATTATATCGTTTGTGGTAAATGCGGGCGCTGACACCATAACAGACGACGGCAGCAGATTTCTAACCGGAGAGTTCAGTGACGGGGACAAAATCTATATTACAGGCTCAGGTTCTAACAACACGACTTATGATATAGATACTGCCGCTGCCGGAACTCTAACACTCGAAACCCATGAATCAGTAACTGCTGAAGTGCTTACAAATGATTCTGACTTAAAACTTTATGCTGTTCCGGCCGGTGATGTGTACAGCTACAAATATGCGTTACCGGCAGACGCTATTAAAATGATTACTGTAAATGATATGGGGCTTACTTCCAAACCGCCTGTATGGGAAGTAGAAGGCGGGTATATAGTTACGAATGAAAAAGACACCAACGACCAGATAGACATCAAGTATGTGCAGCGCATATCGGATGTGACTAAATTTCCTTCGGCGTTCAACAGAGTGCTTTATCTTAAGCTTGCTGCGCAGATATGTATACCCCTAACTAACGACAGGGGACTGTATAAAGATATATTACTTGAGCTTGAAGATGCTTTAGAGAAAGCCAAGTTTATTATGGCTACGGAGGACAATCCTGAAACGGATGTAGCGGACGACAATTTTAAGTGGCTTAACGGACGGGGCGGCGTCGAGGCTGAAACGCCTGTCATAAGGACGTGAATGAATGGCTAAAGAATATAAACTTATATCGGCTTTTAACGGTGGTGAAGTGTCACCACTGCTGGACGGCAGGGCCGACCTTGAGAAATATTCCACGTTTTTAAAAATCTGCCGGAATTTTTTAGTAACTCCGCAGGGGCCTTTAATCAGCAGGCCCGGATTCAAGTACATCAACGAAGTTAAAAATTCCAGCGACCAGGTACGGCTGATACCTTTCAGGTTTTCCGATCAGGATGCTTATGTGCTGGAGTTCGGCGACCAGTATGTAAGGTTTCACAAGTTTAATGGTACATTGCAGGCCATTGACACGGATCAGGTTGTGCTGTTTCATTTCAACGATGGCAACGGCTCTGTCACAATGCAGGACGACTCGTCAAACAGTTACGATGTGGACAATGTCACGCATTTTGCTCGTGGCACAGCGCAGGTGCTTACTGACAACAAAAAATTCGGCTCCGGTTCGTTATATCCGGACGGCGATAGCGATTACCTTGAGTTCGACAACTCAACGGCTTTCGGTACATCAGTCAACTTTGGCCCTGTCGCAGGCGGTGGCACGGACGAAGACTGGGCGTTTGACTGCTGGATTTATCCCGAAGCAGGAAACGCTGACCCCTATACACTGTTTTCGCAGCGTACCGGAGCAAACGATTTTTACAGGCTGCATCTTAACTCTAATATAAGTCTGTTATTGCGAACTGACGAAGTAAACGGCAATCAGAATTTCTATGATAAAAGTCCGGTAAACAAAACATTAAACAGTAGTGTCAATGCTCCAAGCACAAGCACTGCAGTAAAAAAATTTGTTGCTTCCGTGAAGTTCGATAGTTCCAACAATGAAGATTTATACGCTGCCGACCATGCGGATTTCAATTTTTCGTCTGACCATAAGTTTAAAATTACATCATGGATTTATATGCCTGACGTTACGATAAGGCGGAATTATATATCATGGGTGTCTAACGGACCTGATCGCATATATTTTCGTGTTGACGTTGGAGGTGACCTGGTTGGCGGGCTGAAAGAGTCAGCGCAGTCTAATGTTGTTGTAACATATTCAGGCATATCTGCAAATACATGGCATTATGTTGAGTTTTCATGTGACGGCACAACTCTCTATCTGTTTATAGACGGCGTTTTAAAAGACTCAACAGCAAGGACCCTAAATACTAAAGATTATACAAGCCCTTTTTATATAGGTAGTAGCGGGAGCGATCTTTATTTCAACGGATATATGGAAGATTTTCGTGTAGCGCATGAAGCAGGGCACACAAGCAATTATTCAGTGCCTGTTGCTCCGGAGAATATGCTTTATCCTGTATTTGAGATTAAGGACAGTGTAGGTGGTTCTGAGACAATTATAGGTAACTATTCAGTGGATTTTGATTCGTGGCATCATGTGGAGGTAACAGGCGATGGCGGGGGTGCGACGGCAAAGACTTATCTGTTTGTAGACGGTGTGCTGCAAAACTCCGGCGGTACGGATATGTCTAATGCTCTGAAAAATTATACAGAAAACTACTTCATAGGCGCACATCATAACGGTACAGCTTTAGAGAACTATTTTAAGGGTTATATAGACGAGCTTCAGATTAAAAAGGTCAACACTCACACGGCGTCATTTACGCCTAATACGTCCGAATACGGCACGATTGGCACATCTCCATATGAAGTAGCGACGCCTTATGCGAAAAACGACATATTTCAGATTAAATTTGCACAGTCAGCCGATACCGTTTATCTTGCGCATCCTGACTATGCGCCTCGCAAACTCGTAAGAATAAACAACTATACGTGGAAGCTATATACCATAAACTTTCTTCCTGAACCCTTAACTACAGAGAAGGTTGAACCGTCTGCTACTTTAACTTTAGGGCAGGCAGGCAAGGGTGATTCGGTAGCCTGTACAGCTTCAGCGAGTGTGTTCGCTGACGGTGATATAGGCAAAGAAATAAGAGAAAAGGCGTCCTCCGGACAGGGCAGGGCTGCAATTGTGGGCTATACAAACGCTACGACGGTCACAATTGATATATTCGAGGACTTCTCCGGCACGACGATTCAAAACGGCAAATGGGAGCTTGTTGGCTCAAACACAGACGGCACTATCACGATAAGCGGTAACACTTTAGGTGGCACTGATGTCATGTATGGAGAGGTAGTAACTCTTACGGCATCTAAAAACATCTTTGCCGGAGATGCCACGGACGTGGGGAAATACATCACCACTGATGACGGTACGGGGAAGGCTGTATATAAAATTGTCGGTTCGTCTTCTACGACAGCCGTAACCGCCGTAGCTTTAGCGGACACTACTTATGATACAAACCTTGTGCTGCAGAAAGGTGAATGGGAGCTTAAAAAATCCGTATGGGACAGCACACTGGGTTATCCTGGAGCGGTCAGCTTTTTTGAAAACCGCCTGCTGTGGGCGGGTTCTGACACTTACCCTGATACTCTATGGGGCTCCGTTGTGGATGATTACGAAAACCATCTTGCCGGTACTAACGACGATGACGCTTACTCTTTTACCCTTGCCGGAAGGCAGGTTAATAAAATCCAATGGATAGAGGATGGCGATTCGCTATTTATAGGCACAGCCGGTGCTGAATGGATATTAGGCAGCCGTGGCTCTTCCGCACCTGTCACGCCTACAAACGTAGATGCCAGACTACAGACTTCTCATGGTTCAGCAAACGTACAGCCTATACAGATAGGGCAGGAAGTTCTGTTTGTGCAGCGGGATGGCAAACGAATGAGGGAGCTATTATTTTCGTTTGAAACAGACGCATTAAACGCTACAGATTTAAATGTACTGGCTGAACACATAGCAACGTCGGGGATAAAACAGGTGGACTATCAGCTGCATCCGTATTCAACCGTATGGTGTGTGACAAACGACGGCAAGTTGCTTGGGCTGACTTTTCTTAAAGAACAGAAAGTTATTGCATGGCATGAGCATACAACGGGGCTGAACGGATTATTTGAATCCGTAGCCGTTATACCGAATATACCCGATAACACGGACGATGTATGGGTTATCGTCAAGCGCACCGTAAACGGTTCAACAAAGCGTTTTGTAGAAAAAATGGAAACCATGTTTGACGCTTCAGACCTGACAAGCGAATCTTTTTTGTTTATGGATGCAGGTATAAAGTATGACGGCGTCTCAACTGCTACCATAACGGGACTTGACCATCTAAACGGAGAAACAGTGTCAGTAGTTGCGGACGGCTTGCAGCAGGCGGACAAGACCGTCTTCGGCGGCTCCATAACACTTGATTCCGCTGCATCGCATGTAGCTGTTGGTGTTCATACTAACGCTGTGGCGCAGTTGATGAAGATAGAAGCAGGTGGCGGGTTAAGCGGAACAGCGCAAATTCGGGCTAAGAAAATAGTGTCGGTTGGGCTGAGGTTTAACAAGACTTACAATTTCTCGCTTGGTCCTTCAGAGACTGATACGGACAATTACGAGAACAAGTTTACATCCGGAGAACTGTACTCCGGAGACTTTGAAAAAGTAGATTACCCCGAAGGCTGGGAAACAGACGGGCATATAACAGTTGTGCAGGATAAGCCGTTTCCCATGACACTTGAGGCTGTAGTTGCGGAGGTGGAATTGATATGATAGCTGCTTCTTTGCCTGCTGGAATAGCTGACGTGTCCACGCAGGTTGCACCGACAGCAAGTTTTTTTACGCCGACTAATGTATTATTTGCCTCTAACATTGTCAGTCAGTTAAGTGGCATGTACTCTGCTTATCAGAGTGGGAAGATAGCTGAAATAACGGCTAAGATGCGTGCGGACGCTATAAGGTTTAACGCCCGTATGAACGCTCGCATAGCTGAACGTAACGCCGAAATCATACAGCAGCGTGCCAAATTTCAGGAAGCCAAAAAGCGCAAGCAGACCTCACGCCTGTTAGGGCAGATTAAATCCTTATACGGTAAAGCCGGAGTTGCTATGAAAGGCACACCTGAATTGGTGCTTGAGGACGTGGCAATACAGGAAGAGATAGATGCGATGGCCATACGTGTGGGCGGGTTTATAGATACTCAGAATGCCCGGCTGGAGGCTTCTAACGAGAGATTAAGAGGCAGGCTGGCTGACATACAGGAAGCGGTAAGTATAGCGACAGCAAAAACCGGCACGATAACTAATATGCTGAAAAGTGCGGCTGATATCTTAAGCCTTACGGAAGAAGCACAAAGGAAAGGAATTATTTGAATATAAAAGCCGTGTAAGCGGCGGGAGATTAAAATGCCCAAGATACCGACAGGAGAGCAGTTCAGAAGAGAAGTTCCGCCGGGCGGTGTTACCCCAACAAGGTACAGGACACCTTCCGTGGATACGTCAGGGCTTGCCATAGCAACGGCACAATCCGGAGAAGCCGTCAGACAAATCGGAAAAATGCTTCAGGGTATAGCCGTTCAGCGGCAAAAACAGGACGATCTGAATTTTGTGAACGACTGGAAGCTCAAAGCTTCAAACGCCTTACGAGACCTGTATCTTGAGGAATCCAAAAAGCAGGGCGTGGACGCTCAAGGGGCAAGAGAAAGTTATCTTAAGGCAGCACAGCGCAAGGAAGCGGAGTTTTTTAAAAACGTGCCTGAGCACCTCATGGACGAACTCAGGTTTAATTGGGAGAAAGTTAAATCTTACCACGAAACAGACGTCATCAAGCACGAAAACAGACAGCGGATAATAAGTATAGAGACTATCCGCAAGACAAAGCTGGATGAAGCTAAAAGTTTGGCTATATCCAACCCTGCAAAGTATCTGGATTTTATACAGGAGTATTGGGATTATATTAACGACCATGAGCAGGTGGGGACTTACGACGAAACAACAGCGGAAGCTTTACGGAAAGCAGGTGCTTCTGATATAACCGCCACGGCGTTAAGCACCCTGATCAAGACAGGGCCGGTGGATAAAGTGGAGCTTCAGCTTACTACGGGCGAATATAACGATCTGCTAAGTGCAAAAGCCAAAGACGAGCTTATCAAACAGGCCAAAGCGGAGCGTAAGACAAGGGCAAGGGAAACTAAGATTCTGAAGGCGCAGACTGAAAAAGACAGGCATGATGCTGCGCTTAACGAACTCAATGACGCCGTAAACGCCTATTATGACGATTTAATAAAAGCCGAAACCGTGGATGACATACAGGAACTTTTAAGCGATATAAGGTTTGACGGGATATTTGATACAAGAGAGGACGACCCGCTTGGAACACGCCGGAAGAAAGAGCAGAGCGCGCTTATATCCAGGCTGGAGGCAAGAGCTAAGATGCGGGAGATGGAAAACGACCCGTTTAAGGTGTCTGACCCTGAAGTGCTTGCGTCTGTTATAGAGGATATTAATGACCCGGTTAATATCCTTAAATGGATAGACCCTTTAGGCAGGGCTGATTATAGAAAAATCAATGAGCTGATAGGCAAGGAAGAAAACGGTAAGCCTGCGGGCCTGTCCGTCCGGGACGCCGGAATGCTCAAAACAATGCTTGGCAACAACGTAAGGTATATCCCGACTGAAACAGCACTGGCTTATAAAGAATTTGTGCAGGCGTTTAGAAACTTTACTTATCTGGCGGGGATGGACGACCCCGAAATAAAAGAGATACTTGCCATAAATAAGGAAGACCGCACGGAGGAAGAACGCAATAAGCTTCGTAACGCTAACATAAGAGCGCACGCCGAAGCCTTAAGGCAGTTCCATGAAGCCCTGCAAAGCAACCCTGAGCAGGATCCTATCAAGCTCAAAGACAGCATACTGCTTCCGCTTATACAGGGGGAGGTCAAGTCTTCTCTGGATAAGTTCATGGAATCGCTCAAAACATCCGTTGTTGGTAATGTACTTAGCTTTGCGACAAAAAACATTCTGCCTGTAGCTGCCGCAGTGGAACTGACGAGACTGACCAAAGGCAGGAAGAAATTAGACCCTGACGACCCGCAAGACAGGGCTATAGCCAATAAGATTTTAAGTGAGGCAAGCGGAGATGTCGAAAAAGCAAGGCAGATAGCAAAGGCTAAAGGATATGAGTTCTGATATATTCGATATAGTAGCGGCGGAGAATGATCCACTGACTGTCTTCAGCTTGCAGGATGAGGCGACACAGGACAGAATCAGGGACTCCCTGCGGCTTTCGGCTACGTTGGACGTGCCACCTTCGCAGGTGTATGCGGACTATGACATATATAAAGAAGAAGTTAACCGCCGCAACCTAAGCCCCATCGAGAAAGTCTGGCCTAACTTCAAAGCAGGTGTGGGAGATGTAATAACAGCCACCGGCACGGTGCTTAAGCTCATGGGTGAAGAAGACGCCGGAGGGGATTTGATAGAGTACGGCAATCGGCTGTCAATGTCCTATATCCCGATGGCCGAAGAACGTGAGTTCAGTTGGTTCAATATGTTAAACACTGATTATCTTGCCACGCACCTGACAAGAAGTGTGCCGTTTACACTCTCGTTAATTCCGCTTGGTCTCGTAGGGTTTTACGGCGGTGAGGCAGTGGCTACAAGGCTGGCTCTGGGGGCTTTCGGCAGAACGGTTTTACGAGGCATAGGCGCAACCGCTTTATCAAGGCCGATAGAATCGGCGTTTGAAGCTGCCCAGACATATCAGGACGCTTTGACAAAAGGCATGAGCGATGACGAGGCACGGCAGGCTGCGGAGTTTACGTTTAAAGCCAATCTTGCGTTAGCCGCAACGGACGTATCGGAGATAGCTACAGCGTTTATGCCGATTAAGTTGCCGGCGAAAGTAGCGGGTAATGTGCTTTTAAAAAGGGCTGCAGCGGCCTTGCCGGTAAAGCTGTTAGGTGTAGCCGGTATGGAGGCAGGGGAAGAAGCTATACAGGAAGCTATACAGCGTAAAGCTTTAGGGGAGGATATAAAGTTAGACCCGCAGATGACTGAAGCTATGGCGTTAGGCGCAGTCTTTGGGCTGGGGTTAGGCGGAGCAGGCTCGATATACACGGTGCTGACCGGCAGGGTTAAAAAGCAGATGTCTCAGCAGCAGCGAGACGCCCTTGAAGACCGCGTAGATGAGCTTCAAGCGGATGGTATGGACGAACAGCAGGCTACAATCAAGGCTCTGGATGAGTTTACGGAGACGGAAGAAGGACAGCAGCTTGTAGAGACTGTTATGCAGGATATAGTTGATACGGTTGAGGGTAAAAAAGAGCCCGCTAAAATAGAAGAACCCACCGTAGCCGAAATCACGAAAGAGCAGCCGGTAGAGGAAAGAGCTACCGCCAAAGAACCCTGGCAGATGACAAGGCCGGAAGAAACATTCAAGCAGGAGCTTGAAACAGTGCGTAAACTTGCTGAGACCGAACCGGCGTTTCAGCCTTTTCCTCACGGCCTCGGCGGCGGGTTTAAAAACATCGAGATAGCCAAAGCGATTGAAAAAGCACAAAAGAACAAAAAGCTTAACGAACGGGAAAAACGCATATACCTTGCCGCTTTGGAAATAGCAAACGAAAAGCTTACAGAGCAGATAGCCAACACGCCGGATATAGACATAGAAGACTATATCGACAATGCCCTGACCCGTATGATGCAGGAGCATTATTCCAAAGCAGATCAGGAAAAGTTCATAGTCAGTCAGATTAAGAAAGCTGTCGAGAAGGCCGGTGGGGGCAAGCAAATTATCACGGACGAGGCTGTACTTCTGAGAATGCGGCTGCGCGCTGAAGCCCGTGGGGCAAAATTAGCGGAAGCTGAGACAAGGAAGCTGATGCAGAAGCAGCATAAGCTGCATATGAAAATGCTTAAAGCGGCAAGAATAGAAGTGGCTAAGTTCATAAGAGAGAACCTGCCACAGTCGAAGCGTGGACGTTTTCTGTCCGCTGTAGCTAACGAGATGAATTTAGTCAAACAGAAATCCATTATCGAAACTGTTAACAAAATAGCCGAGACGGTAACAAAGAATAAAATCATCAAGGAAATTAAAAGGCTTGCGCATCCGCCCAAGACGGTGGAGTTGGGTTATCGCAAACGCATCAAAGCGTTACTTGAGGATGTAAGCCTTGATAAATTTACGCAGAAAACCATAGACAAAGCAACAGAGCTTAAGAAGTTCATTGAAGCTAACCCGAATATAAACATTCCTGATTATCATCTGAAAAAGCTTGCTGCTGTTACTAAAAAGCCGCTTACCGGTTTAACTACGCAGGAGCTGTTAACCTTAAAGGAAGAGCTTGTCAGGCTGACTGCTTTGGGTAAGCTGAAAGCCAAGCTCTTAAAATACGCCGGTGAAGCCAAAATTCAGCGGGAACGTGCGAAGCTGCTTGCGAGCACAAAAAACATAGACCCGAAAGTGCCGACCGGTACAGATGACATAAGCAGGCAGCGCAAGCTGTTTAAGGAATCAGCGTTATGGTATTACCTGCAGACACTTACACCGCTTAGAGTCGCTGATATGTTTGACGGGTTTAAAAACTTTACAGGCGAGCATGCCCGCTGGATGAAAGATATAGCCAACAGGGAGACAAGCGCATTATACACAGCGAAAACGGACGAAGTATCAGCGTATAGCGAAATGCTGAAATCAGGCGTTAAAAGCGTCTCGGAAGACCGGCAGATAGCTATGGCGATAAACATATATCATCAGATGGGCGCTTACGATCAGGTCAAGACCCTGCTTGAAAAGCACGGCATGAAGGAAATACCGGAAATTACCGTGAAAGAACAGGAAATAATAAACATCATGCGGCGGTATCTGAACGCAAACGTTGAGGACATAGCCGCTTTAGCGGAAGAACGCCGTAACGAGCCGTTTGTTAAAGTAGAAAACTATTTCCCGCTGAAGTACGAAAATGACCCGCATAACGTGGAGATAGACAATCTTGTGAAACAGACCCGCAGGTTTAATAAGCATTCAGTTAAACAGGACTTCGTGTATGAAAGAGTAAAGGGCGTTAAGCTGATCCCCCGCACGGACATATTCAGTGTATTCAGTGAAGCGTTAAACGAGCAGCAGTATTTCCTGAAAGTTCAGCCGATGCTGGATGATATCAAAACTATCGTGCAGTCAAAGGAATTTTTAGAAAAAGCTGGGGATTTCGTTACTCGCTGGTGGCTTAAGCAGATAGACATCATGGCGCGCCGGGGCTGGTCAGCGCAGGGTAAGGCTAATCCGGCGTTAAGGCAGATAAGAATTAACCTTTCCCGAGCTGTGCTGGGATATAAACTGTCCTCCGTGTTAATGCAGCCGTTTGCCATCTTTGACGCTATGGCTTACATGCAGGCTAAATATGGCACAGGCGCAGCTATGAAAATCCTGGGTGAGTTTACGAAAGCGTGGGTTAATCCCCGTCTTGCCGAGCAGTACGCCAATGTTACGCCGGTGCTGGCTGTAAGGGAGACCGGTGAACCGGTTATGGCTGAGCTGGAAGCTGCGGCCGACAGGTTAGGCAGCCCGAAAGGAATTGTAAATGTTTACCTGAGAAACTCCATGCGTCTGTTGCAGAAAGCAGATTTAATAACAGCCGCCGGTGTAAGAAAAGGCATACTGAAAGTGCTGGAAGAAAGGGGGATCCCCAACGCTGAAACTGAAGCGGACATCATTACAAACCTTGTGTCGGCCTCCGCTGAAGTGGCTTACAGGCCTCAGATACTCGCTGAGGGCGATTTCGCAAAACTCTGGTTTGCGTTTCAGAATTTCTTCTTAAACCGCTGGGGCATTATAGCTCATGATATAATAGGCTCAGCCGTCAAGGGTGAGATGCAGTCTAAACTTACGTCCGCTTTTGCGCTGGCTGTCTTCGTAACAGGCGGTATGCTTGAGGACTGGGCACGAGAAAAGTTGTTTGAATTCACTACCGGCAAGGAGATACCTGACCGTAATCCGCTGCTTGAAGGATTTATGTCCATACCGTCTAACATACCGTACTTTGGACAGTTCTTTTATGCCATGATGACAGGTCTTGATGCTGATCCGCCTGCGGTAAGAGTGCTGGGAAATATCTTTAAAGGTGGCCGCAAATTGATTGCCGGTAAAAAACCTGAAACTAAAGGCAAAGGAGCATTAAATATACTTGAAAGCACAGCTATTTTTTTCCCGGGCATTCCGGGTACTGCTCAATTTGCCGATTTTATAGAAGGGACGATATTCAGACCTGTAAAAAAATCTGACAGTAATGTAAAATTTAAGAAAGTAGAGATATAAGGAGGACGTCATGCCTTACAAAAGAAAAGGGAAATGCGTATATAAAAAATCCGGTAAAAAAGTAGGTTGCTCAAAGTCAGTTAAGAGAGCAAAGAGATACATGAGGGCTTTATACGCCCATACGAAAGGGAGGTAATAACGAGATGAAAAAACTTGCTGTTATACTTATGCTTTTGCTTATGCCGCTTACGGCTTATGCCGTGCAGCCGGATGTGCTTGCTGAATCTGCTGATCCCTCTGATACGACTATAGACACCACAGGCAACACGACCATGCACGGTGGGAGTGCTCTGTACAAAGAACTAACTTGCTTTTTCTCAGGTACAGCCGGAACGTTCAACGCCGACATAGACGGCTCGCTGGACGGTTCTACGTTCTACGGTATGTATGACGATATTACGGCGTTAGGCGGCTATTCAGTAGTGAATCAGCCGTTTATTTATTACAGAGTGGGTATAGACACCTGTACTAACTGCGCTCTGACAATAAAATGTATACCTGTAAATTACGACGCAAGCGGGAGGTAAGTAATGCGGTTTCTGATATTGATTTTAACTTTGCTTTTAGCTTCACCGGCATTGGGCTGGGACGTAGGCACCGGTGACATGACTCTCAACGGC